ACTTTTCAGGATGTGTGTCTCAGATTTCAGTTCTGATGCATATGCCATCTGAGAGCCATACTCTACAGCAGAATCAAAAGTGTTTAATACGCCTTTCTTATACGCTCTAAAAAGTTTCTGTAGTGCCTTGACGTATTCATTCTGTAACGTCTTCGTCTGTGTCGGTTCCCGTCTGGTCGATTTGCTCAGTTTCATCGTCCACCTCCTTGGGCACCTCTGGGATTAATGGGTCTTCTTCATCGTATGCGTCTGCGTCAGGGTCGATATCGAACTGCTCTTGGATGTACTCTCTCGGTAGAACAATAAATGGGTCAATAGGGGTAGCTGACATAATCTTTGCAATCCATTCGGCTTTTGCAGCTTCGTCTGCCGGGCTAATATCATTGAATACTAGCTTTACTTCTCCTGGCATCCCTGTGATAACATCAAACACATTGCGCTCGTAACACCTAGATACCTTACGCTGGATTGTTGATATCTTTCTGAAATATACGTCTATTCTTGACGAAGCCGTTGCATCAGTGGAGCCTCTACGCAGCCCTAGAAGCTCTTCAGGCACGCCCATAGCCGCTGCCATCCTCATGATAGAGACATCACTGTAAGTATCGACTTTGTCCAGGCCGCCTTCGTCGATGTTTGTGATTTCAACGTCCCGTGATGTAACAAAATCATTTTTGGTTTCAAGTTCCTGGAATTCCTTATCTACTTTCTCCATTACAGCCTGTGGGATATCTTCGCCTTCTAAGCCTACTCGGATATGATATTTCTTATACCCGTGTCGCTGGATGGCGACTGCAGTAGATTCAGCAGTTTTTGTATCTCTGATAATGTCATCGTATGCCCTGCCAACAATTGATTGACCATACATCGAACCGCCAAGTCTGAAAAATTGTAAATGTGTTATTTGTTCTGGATTAAGTAATACTTTGTAATCTCGTCCGAATTCGTCTGTGGTATTCTGTTCATATCCAGAGATTGTACCGTACCCATCATGAATAATGGTGAAACTGCTTGCCTTTCGAGATACTAAGCCGTCAAAATCACTTCCACGAGTGAAAACATTTTCCTGGAATGCATCACCAAATACAACGGCGTCGGTGATGGCTTCCCACATGATTGATTCAAAATCAATATCTTCTAAGAAATCTTCTATTTTTTTGACGTGCCGCTCTTCACCTTCAAGCCTCCATCCTCCGCCTCGGAGACAATACCGCCCTGGGTGTAGATGATTTCAAACTTGTTTAGAAGTTCGGTATTACGGTCTCGCTCATCAAAAAAGGTTTGTTTGCTGCTGCCGCTGGCAATTCGTGTCTTTGGCTTAGGTGTGCCTGCGAGTACATTCCATGCGCGTTGAAGTCGTGATTTCACATTGAATATATTATCTTCCAACTATATAAATATATAATAATCACTTATGGAAGAATACTTGTAATGTGCCTTTCCATTCATGTGGTGTTTTCCTGATATCCACCAAATGATCAAATCGTTTTTGTTTCTCAAGCCCAGTTAAAATTACACTTATACGATCTTCGACTTCTGTTTTTGTTTGTCCTGTGACTATGAATGGTATATTACCAGCTCCTTTTAGATGAGATCATGTTTTCGAATCGATTAGGATCTGTTTTTGAATTTAAAGCGTTATACGATCCGCTGAAAGCATCCACTATATCATCGTGTACATCTTCTGTTGGAAATGCTTCAAGTTCATCGAAAAATACATTATTCCAATCCCCTCGAAGTACTTTTATTAATCCGTTTTCTGCTGCGGCGCTCACTGGACCGGCTCTAAGTTCTTTGGCTTTTGTTGATGGTATGCCATGAAACGTATATCCTTTTAAAAGTCTTGCATAGTGATCAACAGTGATTTTGCCAGAACTACCAGGTTCCTGTTCAATCGTGATACTGGTATCAACTCCATCAACTGATGCTGTGTGTGTTATCAACTCTTCAACTCCTGCCGGTTTTCGTCTTACATGCCGCAAGTCTGTGACATATGTATATTGTGATGTTTCAAACAATCTTAAACCGGCTGTCCAGTCAGGGTTTTGGTTTTCAGTTGTTACTTCTGTAGCTGCAATGTCCCAGCTGCGTATAGCCTTTCCGTGTTTTGGTATTGTATCCACAATTTCAAACCATTCACGCCTGAAATACATCCCGGCAGCAGGTCTGACCTTCCAATTGCCACCCAACAACCGCTCACGCTCAACCCGTGGAAGTGCCATGAGGTTTGCTCTGTATCCTGGGTCCTTCTCTTCTAAGATAATATTGTCTTTTAGTTTTGCTTCGATAAACGTAAGTGATTTAGGTATGGATTCCGGGTGTTTCTGTATAATTTCTTCTGGTGAATCAGCCCATATCAACTCGTCATTAACTCTAATGAACCACCGGACGACTCCAGAACGTTCTTGAATTGGGAATCCATCTTCATCAATCCACCAAGATATTAAGCCACTACCCCACCCATTGCCGCCAACAACTAGCCAAGAATCCGCGTCGGGGTTTGTTGTTGCCCTGATATATGGTTTTATACCACACGTTGATCTATTCCGACTTAACATATAAAAGAACTGCGATTGAGTGAAATGAGTTAATTCATCAAATTCTAATAACGGAATCTGTGCGCCTTGGTAATCAAGTTTGTTTTTTTCATGCTCAAGATGTGCAAATTTAATAGAAGTTCCCACCCGATCAAAATCCCACACCAAAACTGATTCTTTAGGAGTTCCACCAGCGTGAGTGTAGATATCCTCGCTTGTATCCCATAAGCCGCCTTCATTGCGAATTTGTGGAGATGTCCTACGGAATATTACGGCACCGAAACCTTTTACATCGATATGTCGTAGTGGTTCAAGTAATAACCCATATGTCTTGCCACCACCCGCCGAACCCCCATAAACCACAATGTCGGCAGACGATGACAAAAAAAGTTCCTGCGGTCCTGGTTGTGGTCTAATCTTCTGCATCGTTGCGCCCATTGTCAGGGATGTAGATTTGAACTGCGTCTAATTTAATTGCGCCTGTGTGCTCAACTTTATCGTTCATCAATCCCATGAGCTCGGTTGTATTGTGGAGTGGGGTATTCGTAAGGTGAAATATGTCGTTTTTTACTTGGTTGTCGGACAGACTTAACAGGTTAGCTATCTCTCTCGGTTTGGCTCCTTTGATAAGTAACGTTAAGACAGCATATCGCCTTTCTTGGATTTTGGTGGTTTTACCAAGGCATGAATGATCTATCATGTTAGAATTATATATCGGTTAAAATATTTATTGTTTTGGTCTGATTGCCTTCTGGTTGGTGAATTCTTCCCAACGTTTGACTATTACATCACAATATTTTTCATCAAGTTCCATTCCGTAGCAGATGCGGTTGGTTTGTTCGCATGCGATGAGAGTTGAGCCAGAACCTATAAAAACATCAAGTACAACATCTTCTAATCGACTCGAATTTTTAATAGCCCTTACAACCAAAGCCACTGGCTTCTGGGTTGGATGAACATATTTGCCTTTTGTATCAGACTCCGCTTTGTTATAGTGATCAGATGGGAATTCCCACACTGTTGTTTGTTTTCGATCCCCTTCCCATAAATGACTGTCGCCTTCTTTCCATCCATATAATATTGGTTCGTGCATCCAGTGATAATCTCCACGTCCAAACACCAGAACTGTCTTTTTCCATATTATACACGATTTTAATAGCCATGGTTGAGATACAAATGCACTTCTGAAATGATGGCCTTCTTTGTCAGCATGACAAATATATATGGCTCTGCCTTCTTTCAAAACACCATTGATACATGAGTAAACATTATCTAAAAAATCTCTGAATTGTGCTGGTGCCATCTTATCGTTCTGAATTGTTCCAAGTGGTTTTTCGATTCGTTTGGGTGATAGATGTGTGTGCCTTTTCTCGGGATTATAATTTACATTGTACGGCGGATCAGTGAAAACCATATCTACCTTCACACCATCCATCAACATATCTACATCCATCATCTTAGTGGAATCCCCACACATCAACTGGTGGCGCCCAAGCAGTATGATGTCCCCCAGCTTGGTCACCGGCTCGTCAATATCTGCAAGCGCATCATCTACATCGAAGTCATCCTCTTCCACAACCTCAGCAGGATTAAGGCTTGCAACTTCATCCACGTCGAAACCTGTAAGTTCAATATCGAAGTCAGGAATGGCAGACAACTCACCCAACAGCTCAGATAATTGTGCCGTGTCTGTCTCTGCAAGTTCTGCCGAACTCAGATATACTCTTTTCCAATTTCTTCAATTGTGCTTCAGGGTGTGTTTTCGGGTTTCGCTCAAATGGTTTGAGTTTGTCAATTTGTATGGTTTCTATCTTCATGTTCGGCCTCAGTAAACTTCGTATATCATGTTAGAATTATATATCCGTTAAAATATTTATGTTTTATCATCAATATGTTGTTGCTTCTCTTTTGGAGCATAACAAACTGGACATGACTTGCCTATTTTTTTCCATTTTATCCCACAATCCGAACACATTTCTACGTTCTCATTCCATCGTTCTTTGCTCATGGTTTCCGCCTCAGTCAATCTATTAGATGACATACCTCACATTCATAATAATACCCGCCATACACCGGTTGATAATGCATCCATCCACCACATACACACCTTTTCCCAAAATGTTGGCAACAACCTGTAGATATACTGTCAGTGTGTTTTGATCCGTCCATATAAAATTGTGTTTGTGACATTTTACCTCAGACAATTAACTGAAACAATCATTGGTTCTGGTTTACTCATTCCGGCACCTCAATTGTCCCAATTTTCCGCAGCTTATACGGTGCGCCTACCACCTGGACACCCTCATAGATGTGCAGCTTACCACACGTATTACATCGATGGGGTACTACTGGGATGTCGATGAGTGGGTCGCATTCGTGGTTTAATTCTGGTGTTTTAAGTTTGTATGTCTCAGGACACATCCATTCATACCAACATCTAGAATCACATAAGCCCAAATCTTCCCATTTAATACCAGTGATGTGTAAAGCGCCCATATCACCAAATAGTCCATACATGCGGTCTTTATCTTGAAATATTGATCCTGCATCTTTGTGTGGGATCTGGGTTTTAATATACCCCTGTATACTATTCATTGGTTCGCCTACAACTGGCTGCAGAACAGTTTCGCCCCTGGCTTTTAACATTTCCACACAACGAAGGTGTGTATCCATAATTGAAGTCATTTTAATCCTCGCTCTTATTTTAATATAGTCAATACATTATTCAGGTGGAATAATCTCAACAGATGTTCCTGCTTCTATTTTCACAGAATATACTTTTGACATTTCCTTCACATCATCAATAACAAAATCATCACTTGCTGTTTCGGCTTGTAATAAAAAATTACTGGTTGCGTCCTCTGCATCTTTGCCTGAAAATGTAGTAATACCATGAAAATGTATTTTAAATAGTTTATCTGTCATTCCACCAGCTCGTAGGTATCTTCAAATATATCCGGTTTGATTGGATATCGTTCACCTTGGATTCCAGTAATTATCCAATCGCCATTCGAGATTAATAACCGGCCTTCAAGAGTTTTGATATACGGGACTTGGACTGGAACGTCCTCATCACTAGTTTTAATCCCATAAGATTGACCCGGATTTAAATGATGTGTGAATCGTTCTTCAAATCCATCCTCCATACCTTCTTTATATTGTTCCGCTTCAATTACTACCGGTTTCTTTCTGTATTTTGTCATTTCTCTAACCTCACTACAGCCACTCGGCTGTCACTCCAGGCCTTAGGCACAATCACATGCGCCCCGTTGCGACATTTAAACAAACCCAGAAATAGTGTGGCTTATCACAACACTTGGCGGTTTTTGTTTCGTTTTCTATTGTTTCAAGATCCAACCCGTTTCGGTCTGGAACAAATGCCCTGTTCTTGATTATTCCGCAATTTGTACAATATATTTGATCTTTATTCCACATAGTTTTTACCTCCATTGTAATGTCTGATAATATATACATTGTACCTAACATATATATACTTTGCGCTTTGAGATTACTAATTTTCGCCACTACTATAATGTATTGTGATTGTAGTATCGATTTAGTGAAAAAGTAGAATGTTCTACAAACTACTCAATATTTCAATCTAGAGCCGTTTTACGGCCGATTATTGCTGGCGCATGTTAGTACCTACTCAAGCCCAGGTTATCGCCGTGGTGTCCGTCTGTGCGACACACAGCATGATTTCAGCAGGAAGTCATACCGACCTCTGCGCACACCACGGACATGATAGTCAGATAGTTTCGTGGTGTTACATATGTCCACAAGTGGTATACCAACAGCTAGAAGCTGTTTGACTTTCCTTACTTGGTCGGCTGTGATCTTGATCTTGTCTGGTCGTGCGATGTACATTCTTTTGTTGTCCTTATCGCTTACATGCGCCTTCAGGTCTGCGAATCGCTGCAATCTGATTAGTAGTTCGTCTTTTGATTCGTGTGGCATGTTAATCCCCCTCGCCCCATTCTTTCCAGTTGTTGTCGCCGCCATCATTGTCAATGTTTTCTATCAAATCTACTACCCTTCCATGTTCGTCTTCTGGATGATCAGGATGCATCTTAATAACCAATAATGTTCCACTTTGCGAAAACAATTTTAATGTCGTTGGCCATTTTTTTGATAGTCGGTCTAAACTTGCAATGGCTTTTTCTTCTTCTTTAGTTAACATGTCCATAATACATCATCTCCCCTTCTGCCGGTGCCTACACGGATTAACGCCGTATACATACTCTTCTATGTCTTTGGCCGCAATCTCGTCCTGATCGCCGTCTATGACCATCTCAGTGCGTAGTTTTGAGTATTGCTGAACTAATGATGCAGACTCCCCGTTCGGTGGTGTATATTTCACAGCCTGGTTTATGCTACAGCCCGGATTCTCTTGATAGTACTCATTGATTCTGGCCAACCTAATTGCTTTCTGCTTGGCTGAGATTCGTTGGTATAGTGTCATATGTTTCAGTTGTTTTGTCGTTGTCATGTTGATTCACCTCTAAAAATCACTATCATACTATCATGCATTACACCGTTTTTATTTACCTTTTCTCCAGATAAATTTATACACTCGAACTTTACCCTGCCTTTCAGGAATCTGATTTCAGCATTTGGATATATTATCTCATGAAATATCTTAGATGATGTTGAAACTGGTATAAGCATCACACATAACTTGCCTTTCTTGCTTTCTTCAAATGCTTTTCTTATAAATGCTTCTTTCAATTTTCTACTATATGGTGGATTTATATAATTCCTTTCTTTCCATTCAATCTCAAGACCATTAAAATTTGCATGTAACGGGCATGGATCAAAGTTGAAATTAAATTCTTCATCTAATAAATCATACAGTGTTTTTGGTGTGACCCAATCATCACCAGATAATATATTTCTGTTTCTCATATTGATTCACCTATCCATGCGATTCTATATCGTGATTGCACGCCCGGCAACCCCACTCATTATTCCTGATCAATACCTTATACGAGTTTATTGGTTTCCCGCAATTCTGACATGTTTCTTTTTGTTTCATATTGATTCACCTTATATACACTTATAAAATCCTTCTTTTGGTTCGAAGATACTACCCTCTGCTTTCATGTGGTTGATTGCTTCGTTGAATCTATCACTCGTAACACCGTTCTCGGTTGCATGTGTAGATACATCCTCGATCTTAGTCTTGCCTTCGATTTGGTGTGATCTGATCGATTCATGTATGAATTTTAAAAGATCTCTTTGACTTATACACAAGTTATTATCTTCGAGATATTGATCAACACCTTTGATGATATTGTCAAGTTGGATGTCTTCGTGTTCGTCCTGTATTCTACCTATGACATTCCAATATACTCTATTAGTCCATTTAGGATCAGGATATAATTTTTTAATAAAGTCTTTATGGAATTCATTGTTGATTAGTTTATTAAGTTCTTGGTGCAAATTCATGTTTTTGTTGCTCTTAATAGACGATGCTGTTAAATTAAATTTATAATTATCTGAAAAGTTTTGTGTCATTTCATCAATCATTTTTGGTTACCTCCGTGTTTCGCAAAGTTACCAAAGTAAAGAAATTTTAAATCAGCCAACCGATAACTAAAAAACGCACGGTTACCAAAGTTACCTCTGTTACCTCGGTTTATATGGTCTATAGGGATATATTTGAATGCTCTTAAGAATATAGGATATACATTATACATACTACTGGTAACTAGGTAACTATATAACCTTATCATATAATCATTTGCTATCGGCCACATCTTAAATCTAAATTGGTTACTTTTGGTTACGTTTGTTACCATGCACTTCATAACTATAGCACATCCTTTATAACTATTCGTTTAACCTTTTTCGCTTTGTTGAAAAACTTAACAGTATAGTTAGAGTATTCTTTACCGTTGGCATCCTCATAAATTTGTATAAGTTCATCATCAATCCAATCTTTTGTCACTCGTTTATAATTAAACCCGGCTGTTTCCAATACATTTTTTAAAACCGTGGGAAATATATCTATATAGTTATTTGTGGCATTTCCATACAAATCATAAGGACTTTTTGAGTTCAATTCCATCATATCTTGCAAAAAATATTTCTCTTTTGTATGATACCAGGACATAAAATGTTCATAAGCTTTTGAAGAGTATCCACTTTGAGACATAGCATCAATATACTCCCGATATACTTCTGCGCAGATCTCAGGTGCGCCCTTAGATTCACCACCTAATTTCTCCATAACTTCTTCAAAAATCAGGCCGCCAAGTGCCAACACTGCGAACATTGACGCTGCCCTGCCGCCCACTCCATTAAGAGATGTATGAAGCTCTGATGCAAGGTTGTTGAATTTTGCATTAAGTTGATTGAAATATTTGGGTAAATTCTCATAGTTGTCTATAATTTCTTGGATTATGTGCGGTCCTAAAACACCATAGCAGTTCTCAACACCCAGTTTAAATTCGTCTACTGCTTCCTTGTCGTGCGCACCTAAACCCCCGTAAATCTCCACGGCTCGCATGGATACGCCAGTAAATGATTTGTCCGAGGTTAAGGGGGCTTCACCGGTCGTGAATGCCACCGTCTTCCAGCTGGCAGTGTCCTGCAGGCCGCCGTCCTTCAATCCTCTGAGCTTACCCGTTTCGTTGGCAATTAGATAAATGAATGCTTTATTATCATCTTCGGTTGCTACCTGGGTTTCATCAACGAAAATAGGCAGGTCCGTGAATATGGTTGCTAAACGCTCCTTTCCTACCGCAGTCCCAAACGCAGACATTAGTAGTTTGGCAGGATCGCCCCATATTGACATTGCCAACTCGGATGTTTTGGTTTTCCCGGTTGATGATTCACCAAAATCATGTACGATAAATGATTTCTGATTCAATAATTTTAAAAGCGGAGCCGTACACGCCGCATAACATTTCAACCGTGCTTTGTCATACTTAAGAATTTTGCTTGTACACTTAATCCAGCCGTCTGTAGTTCCTGAATGACCAAGCCCTTGAATGCTTTTTCCAGGTACATTGATAATCTTCACAGATTCAGTTTTCTGGTCTGATATCATCTGGTCCCCGGCAACAAAATTAAGATCGTCTTTCCAGCCGAACCGCTCAAAAACATTATGAATAGGGATCTCATTATGGTGGATGTAGTTTACAAGCCAGTTAATTAACTGCCCTGCCTTTGCCTCCTCTAAAAGGGCGCCGTGTGCAGCCACATCCATAATACC